GAAGAATCATAATCCCAAGTGGAAGGACTATCAGAAGTATCTGTTCTACATACTGCTTGACTTGTAAGTCCAAAAATATTATCACCATCCCACCACGCTTTTACTGAAGAATAATTTTGCGAAGCTGTAGCTGTGGTTTCCCATATACACTCTCTCAATTCACAAGCATTACCTGAACCACCGTTTCTTTTATTAAAATAGTTAATTCTCATTGTAGACCCTTCCGGTATCTCAAGAGGTATAAAAGGTAGGTTAGTACCTGTTGCGGGTGAAGTTGGGTCATAAGCAGGATTAGGTACAGAACAAACATTCATGAATACAACAGGACAATTTCCGTCATTTCCCCTACCGTTTTGGTCATCAGTTACCACAGGGTTTTCACCAAGCTCTGTAGATATTTGATTAGTTGAAATACGCATATAGGTTCCTGAAGGTACAGTCACTTCATTATTAGCTGCATCTACAGGAGGTGGAAGTATAAAGTCAGCTTCCTTTGCTTCTTTATCTAACACCGTAACCTCCGTGCATCTACTCTTAGGACCGTTTGTGTCTGCCTTAACAAGAAGCTTGTCTCCTACTTCTATTTTTTGTGAATTTTCTCCTTCAAGTAAAAACCATGTAGACCCTAATGTGTTGTCTCTAAAATATAAATTTGTATAAATTATATCATAATCTTCTTTGTCAGCCTTGATGCAAAACTTATAATACTTTGAAAACGAAGGTGCTATTTGCTGCACAGGTATTTCTACTCTAATTCTGTTTTGAGTTATCGAATTACTACAGTCAATGTACTGAGTATTATTAGGGCTTACTAAAGCTGTAGTAGCCCTCATGTATTCATCTAAGTAAATAATTCCTACTTCATATCCTCTGTTGCTTTTTAAACTTTTTGCATTAGCAACTTTAGTATATTCTGCTTCACCTAAAGTTATGTTTAAATATTCATAAGCTACATTAGCAGGATTGGTTGTGTCTGTGTACTGTAAAGCATTAATTTGTATTAATAAAGTTTCCGGAGCACCGGGAGAACCTGATACCACAAAAAATGGTTCATTAATACCTGTAATACCACTCCCGCTTTTTTCATAAGTAGTGTCAAGAGTTAATTGAGCAGCACAGTTAAATTCATCAGACAACGAAGCGCCGTTACATGCGTCTAAAAACACAGGCTCTAATAACTGAATTGCATCCAAGAACGATTGGTCAGCAAGTAAGTTTGTTAAACTTGCGTAATCTTGCGTTAGTATATAATTAAATGTTAGTTGTATATTGCCATTTGTTGCTGTTAATTGTTGCCCACTTGAATCCCATGAGTCGTGAACTATATCAAACTCTATTGCAATAGAAGCACCTGCAACTAAATCTACAGTTGATAAATCTACTTCTATAACGGTATCCGGAATATTAACAGCAGCTCCACCCGCAATGGTATACCCCCCTGCTGAGGTGCTCACATTTAAGTTTTGAAAATCTATAGCCTCGTTGATTTGTGAGGTTGTATATTCTAGTTTTATCGGCTGACCAAAGTCAGAAAATAAATCATAACCCTCATAATAATTTCCGTACATTAGTCTATTACCCATTAATGTTTGAGCTTTAGCTAATAATGGAACATTATCATAGGTTCTAAAAATTTCTGTATCACTTAGTACAGTAAATATTTTACTATTACTAAAAGTGTATACTTCAGTAGTGTTGTCCGCTAGTCCTAAATCAGCTTTATTTAATTTTTCAATAACTTTTATTGTGCCGGTATTCATGTCTTTAAAAAGTAAATCAATACCTACTACTAACTCTCCACCTGTCCAATAAGAAATTTCAGAAATATTGGTAGTGTTTAACATACCTGAATTTAAAAAACTACTTGAATCAAAATTAAAGGGACCCGGAATAAAAGATGGACCTGAAAATGGTGAAGTAGCTGAATACTCATTATCTGCGTATTTGTATCTATAACCAAAACAAATAAACCTATCTTCTAAAAAATTATTTACTCCTCCGGAAAGAGGTTCAATAATCGGAGAAGTGTATGGTGGTCTTTTAATAACCAAAATAGATTCTGCAGAAAATTGGTCTATAAACGCAGGATTTGGATTAATGTAATTTCTATTTACATTTATAAATCTAGGAGGATTAAAGTTGTCCGTAAAGAAAAGTAAGTCATTTACAAAATCAACTCCTAATACTAATTGTTGAGGGTCAAAATTTAAAGTAGTGTTTATTCCACCTCCGTCATCTATACTTACTATATGATAAGTTAGTGTTTGTGAAATAGTTTCAAAAGAAACTATCATGTCACATTTTCCTGTTGCTCCTTGTGTAAACGCAGGGTCGTGAACAAACCAATACATAGTTTCTTGCTCACCTAATTCATACGCACCAATACAGGTAGCCTCATTAGACAATACAGTTCCTTGATAATCAAGGGTGGTAAGCCTTTCATTTCCTTTTGAGTTTTCTACAGCTCCTATTTCCGTTGTTTCCGTAGAACCCAAACGAACATTAACAGCATCAATATACTGACCATTAGGCAAAAGTCTCTCATCAAGACCTTTATTCATTCTACCTGCTACAAAATTTCTGCTTGTATTTGCCATACTACTTTATCCATTTATCTCTTCCCCTTAAGTTCATTAATAATCTTCCGGGGTGAATATTGCTTATTCTAATTTTTGCATTTCTTAATAAAGCGGATTTCTTTTTCCTTACTCTATTTACTATGTACTCTTGTGTACCTAATTTTGAACTTAGAATAGCATATTCGATATATGCATAAATATAATCTTCAAATAATTTATTGACACTTACTTCTGCGTCATTGCCATTTTCCATTCCATCAGATACATATTCTAGGATACACTTTTCATTAGCCATACCTGAGCTGAAGTTTAGTACTCCTCCTTTTCGGTTTATTGAAAAAGTGGGATTAGAATTTGCAGTCTCTGTATTAAGACCAAACCTTGCCCCAATACCATAATCAAAATACCAATACCCATCACAACACCATCCTTCTTGACCATCGAATATACTGTTTTTATTTAAGTAAATACTCTTAAGCCCTGAAGTTATTCTTTCAAAATCTAAATCTGAGTATTCAGGTTTGAGCACATTACCATCTTGGTCAAATAAAATCCTACAATTATTGTCTTGCAAATAAGCTCCACTCCAATTGGTTTGAATATTTTCTGTTAAAGGATATAATGTTCCATTTTTAAAAACAGATATTCTAACCCAATTAACATAATCATTAGGCAAGATAAATCTTAAATTATTACATACATCTAGTTCTAATATTTTAATTTCTTTAAACGCATCGTAATTTAATTCTTGCACTCCTCTTTTTGCGTGAAACAATATCTTATATCTTTCTTCGTTGTTAACCAAAGAATGATTACCTGAGTACATTAATTGAAAATTAGTTACTATATCTTTTAAGCTTACATATTGATATGAACCCCAATTAGCATCTTCAGGTGTGTTACCTCCGTTCTCGTAATATTGATATGGTGTTATATACATAAACTATTATTTTTCTTGATTATCTTCATATTGCTCTAGTCCTTGACCAAACTGTACAGCTTGTAATTCTCTTATAGACATTCCTGCAAATTGTAATATTTTTAAAACTAAACTAGGCTCATCATCTAATGGTAATTCAAAATCTTGATATGATGGATTAGATTGATTAAACACAGGCTCTCCTCCCGATAAAGTAGTATATGTCCATTGCGGGTCTTGTGGATATCTAATATACTGACACCATATACTATCTTGTTGTAATGTTGCAGGACCATATGCTGTTAAAAACTCTCCCTCACTTGTATACGCAGGATACATTTCACTAGGTGAAGTAAGTAAAGAAGAATTAAGTAATGTTATTTTTTTATGACTAACTCTTTCGCATTCTACAAAATCAGTAGAGGCTACTCCTGCAGGTATTCCTTGCGATGGAGAAAACAAAACTTTATTAACTAAATAATAATCTGAGTTAGTAGTTGCGACAGAAGGCATGTTATATACGGATGATGCAACATATGTTAAAGAACTAAATACAGAAAATAAATCTATTACTTCCTCATATCCTTTTGTTATATCTGCATATCCTGTGCCCGATAATCTTTTATTCTCTTTGTTTATTTGATAGTTATACTGATAAAAATAATCTTCAAAAATATCTAACTGTGCTTGTTTAGCATATAGGTTAAAATCTTGAGGTGAAATATATCCATAATTATTTTTATTAAGAATAGCTAAAACTGTATTTCGTACGGAATTAATCATTAATAACTTATTTTATACAAAGATAAACAAAAAAAAAAGAGGGTTGAAAAATCAACCCCCTCTTACAATTAAATGTGTGCCTGAACTAACTCAATTGTTTTTCTAAATATTCTAACTTCTCTACTCCTTCATCAGATTTAAAATAAGAAGCTATGACATGCATAGGGTCTTCACCGAATGGAATAGTTAAAAGTCTTTTTTTGTTTGATGGTAAATTAAAGTACACATCTTTGTTTTTATTTCTATAAGCTAACATTCTTTCATCAAAGAACTTTTGAATTGTAGAATGTAATTTTAACGCAGGGTCGTCTAAAGCTTGTAAAAATTCTGCAGGATAGTTTCTTGCATAAACCAACATATCTCGTTTGAGCTCAGCGGTAGACATTTTCGTAACATCTCCTCTAAGAATAACTCTACCTAAAGATTCCATTTGGTCAACACTTAATTGCTTTGCTGCAATTAATGCATCTACTTCCACATTCAGAGCTTCTACTTCTTTAGCCGCATCTGCTGCTGTATCTACCTCTTCAAATTTTAATCCATTTAAAGGGTGATATGCTAAAAATCTTTGTAAAGCTTGATTTTGTTTTCTAACTCTTAATAGACCTGATTCAAAAATAATAGGAGTAACAATAGCATTGCCGTCTTGTTCATCTTTAAAAGGACTCATTTGATTAGTTGCGTATCGAATTTCTCTGTTCTCTCCTGTCTCTTCATCGAAGTGAAGTAAAGGTCTACGCTTAGAACTTTTTGAAGGAAGCATAAAGCTCAATGGAGCTGCTCCTCTTTTGAGTCTATAGACTCTGTCTTTGATTTCTTTTTTTTCTTTCATTATATTAAAATTAAATTACATTAAAAAAAGATAGGGGTGCCCGAAGACACCCTTATCCCACACACTACTAATATTATTCTTCGAATAATACAAAGTTGTTAGCACCCATAACACAAACACATCTTTCTGATAAGAAGTTAACTCTCATCTCATCAATGTCTGTAGTAGCTGCTCCACCTGCTGAACCTGTAATCCAAGTCTTGTAACGTCTGTCTTCAGTTTCTGAAGCTCTATAACGTACATGAAGGAAAGGTCTCTTAGCGTTTTTACCAAGAACTTGGTCATAAACACTTGTAGAACCTGCCGGTACTAATAAACCTGTGATAGCACCTGAACCTGCAATAACAGGAACATTTGTTAAACCACCTCTCATTGTTGGGTCGTTTAGGTACTTCCAATCAGACTTGTAGAAGTCATAACCTCTTCGGAATCCTGTGAATCCTAAGTTAAGAGCCATTTCCTCATCGTTGTCAAATAATCCATAAGATGAACCACCTGCACCGTAAGAGTTTTGAGCTGCTAACATATCATCAATATCGAATCCGAATTGTCTGTTAACGAAGATTACATTTTCTTCGATTGCTCCTTGCTTGTCTAATCTATCAATAACTGCATCAAAGTCAGCTAAGGCATCAGGGTTTCCGCCACCCCATAAGTTTCCTCTTGTTCCTACTGCATGGAATACACCTTCAGAACCAATAAGTCCTGCAGCTAATGCTCCTGATGCAACACCACCAACATTTTCAGCCGGTACTGCTTCAATCATAGATGTTTCTAAGTAGTCATCAAACCTTAATCTTGTTTCGTGCTCTGATTTTAAATACCATAAGTATCCTGAACCACCGTCTTCTGTAGTAATCTCTACCCATCCTATTTGAGCCATATCTGAGCCATTAACTAAGTATGTATCTTTTAAGATGATTGGATTGTTTTCGAAGATGTAGTCATCAGATTCTAAAGAACCTTGCATTCCTGCTGTTCCTTTTTGGAATTCAGAACCATAAATAAATACTGTAACGTCAGAATTACCAACACCTGTTCCTGCGGTAATTAAACCTGCAGTTTCATAAAATGCTACGGTAAACTGTAAGATGTTTCCACCTACTGCTACGTCTGTAATGATACCTTTGTTTTCACCTGAACCATTGTTTTGATTTATCACAATAGTTTGTCCAACTCTAAGAGCCGGAGCACCTTGTGCATCAAAAGGATTGCTTCCT